GTTTTTCGTAAAAAACAAAAACCACGTCGGACTTACGTCCAGATTAGGTCTATTTTCGGATAGGTCCGGTCAGGTCTCGTTTGTCTGACAACGTTTTTCCACGGCGCGCATGTCCGTAGCGTGTGGCAGGGGTGATCCTGTCATGAAAAGGGCTCGGAGAATCTTGTAGGTTGTGCATCTAGAAACGGCAGAACCTTCTCCCCCTATAGCAAGTATGACAGACAAACGATCAAGAACAAAGTCTCAATTCTCGTCTGTCCTATATTTGCCTAAAGGAACCCCGCGACCATGTCGCGATTTCATGGCCCGCACAACGCTCGTTGTCCAGCGCGCCTCTTCGTCGGTCCGACGTTTACACGCGGTCTCTTTGCCAGTTTTTACTCCATGTAGGGTACGAACTTGCTCAGACCTGCTTCGGCAGGTAAAAGAGTATCTCGCTTCTGATCTTGAAATTCAAGAGGAATGCCGCATGGCGTTCCAATCGATCAAGAAGCTGCTCCCTGAGTCTTGTAAGTGCCTGAAGCATAGTATGCTGGCCGACCTTCGTTCTCGTCTTTCCCGCCCCCCGCCCTCACTTCCACCTGGCTACATCCAATTTGTACGGGAGATCTCTTCCGAGATCTTTACAAACGGTTGGGATTACGCCTGGTCAAGTAAGGTCCAATCCTTCTCACCTTCTTTAGGCTCCTGTATCGGCACGTCTCGAAAGTCCGGTGGCCAGCTTGCAACACTAGCAGCTGCCGGACAGACCGCGTGGCAGGAGTCCCTCGTCAAGCCCCAGCCGGGCTCTTTAGAGGGTGAACTTCTCCTCGTCAATTCTTCCGGTAAACCTCGCGCATTGACGCGCTTTGGTGCCGAGGCTGCGTCTCTCCGTCCGCTCCATGGGCTTCTTTACGATACTTTATCGAAGCAACCATGGCTCTTACGCGGGGACGTTTCAGCTGAAAAATTGGGGAAGGCTGGATTCGACTATGACAAGTCGAGTGAGGAACCTCTCACCAGTGGTGACTATAAGTCTGCCTCAGACAATCTCTCCATTGAGGTTGCCGAGGCCATCCTTGACGTGGCTTGGACTCGGTCCAAACATGTCCCTGCCCCCGTGTTTAGGTACGCGGTCGCTGCACAGCGACCTAAC